GGATGCACAGCCAGGTAGGGGTTTTAACCCTAACTGGACCCACCACGGGACTATAGAAATGTCCCATACCGTCTCACTAGGAGACGGCCCTCACAGATCGTTTTAGTGCATAGGTGATCGGCCTACCAGCATGAGTCAAATGATCCCTGTACATAGGATCATCCCATGAGCCACTTAGCGCTTTGAAAAGCGCTCTGTAGCCTGTGAGTAATGACTTAGGAGCCTTCGAATAAGGAGCATAACCCCGATAAATAGGGCAATGCAACTTAGCCGAATAACCGCTGGGTTTCGGGTCAAAAGACCACCGACCCAAGAGGTCAGAGTCTCTGGGTACATCCGGATACAACGGAAGAATCGCTTCAACCGTCGTATGGAGATACTCAGAAGCTCGATCGTATCCACCATCTGCGAACTGATTCGCAGAACTACTGGCGGAAACGAGCTCCTCAACATGTTGTTTATGCGTAGGAAGGTCGCGACGTATGCGGACAGGTGTAACATCTGTACCGTCATAGTAGTCGCCCCCACAGCTCTCTCTGAACTTCCCTTTTGAGAAGCTCTTTGATCTGTTTACCTTGAGACCAAAAACCTCAAGGAATTCCTCAACATAATCGACACTGTATACGGGTACGATAATATCGTCTCCATATACTCGCACCTCCCCTGCTGCAAAGACACGTAGTGCCTCTTTAGCAGGGTATCCGCCTGCACTTCGCATAGCCGTAAAGATGATCGCTGAAAAAGCCATCACCTCTATCGGAAAGCAAAGGGCGGACCCCATAGAAGCGAACTTCTTGAGAGTAAGAATCTTACCCGATGGAAGTTCACTGCGAGATGATCTACTTGACATGACTGCTTCTTGAACAGTCGGCCAAGGTGCTAGAGCATCATAAATAAGTGATGCTAAAACACGATCACTCGCCTCAGAAAGATCTATCGTTGCATAAGCTCCAGTAACAGAGCCTTCTCGAGCTTTTGCTCGATTGGGTTCCTGATCACTGAAGCCTTGAGAAGCCCCAATACGGGACTTCTCAAGCAACGAAACGAGCTCTCGCATTAGAGCCTGCTGCACATATTGCATGTGTGTAGGCTCCATCGCGATTACTCTAGGAGTTTTCTGAGTCTTTGGAACGAAAACCACCTTTACAGGTGGCTCCCGATCCGGCGGGAGGAGATCAAAACTGTAGTCCAAGATAGTTCTCCATGTATGCGTGCAAAAGCGCGCATATGGAAAAACTTCCTCAAGTCGCGATGTCCATTTAGGAAATTGCCACTTGCGGTTCCCCAGGAGTTTATCCTGAGTAGAACCGGGACCGTGCTTTGGCTTCACTTCTTGTTTCTCTATGGCCTTTGTAAGGTCGTTGAGAACATCAGAATAAAGCCAGGCGAAGCTACGAGAGAAGTCGTGACGTTGTTCGTCACTAATCGACTTTTCTTTAGCTTCCAGATCGATCTCACAATTTACGTAAGCAGCTTCAGCTGCTCGGTTACGAGCCTCCGTAGTTGGCCTCTCTATCTTCTTGAAGACGAGAGTCAACTGGCGAATGGCGCGTATAGACGAGTGGCTTGGCTCCTCGCGGATAATACCGGTGCTACGGTCAAACACCTGGTCAAGGAAACCCTGTAGAAATACAGGGAGACCTGATCTCTTCTTGAAACTCAGAAAGAGATTTGGACCAATACGGCCTTGCTCCAGACTTTTTTCAAAGTCTGAAGCATAGGACGGGAGAGTGATAGTAAGAAAAGAATCACCCTCGTGTTTGACGCGCTCGCGCATAGTAATAATGTCGCGAGCACAGCTCGTGTCACACTGTTCGGCGCAATCAAGCGCCAAGGCAGACCAGAGTTTCGTCAGGCTTTTCATCGACCCACTTTCATGGTTGATAAAGCTAGGCGAGTCCTCTAGTTCACCGATGTCACTAAAAGGCCTTCCAGCTGTCCACCTCTTGGAATAAGAATCCCAAAATGAGGAAGATAGCAAGGAAGAAACCAGTGACCATGACCGTCTTAAAAACACGACGGTCGCCTCTTTTAACTTTCTTTGCCAACGAACTTAGTGACGTTGGCAGCAGAGAGGTATGCCACCAACCCTTTCGTGAGATCCTCGAGCTCAGTGCTCGTGAATCCCGTTGATTGAGTTGGGGCATCCAAGACCAAATACACCGAAGCAGTGTACGGAAGGTTCTTAGTCGGATCGAGGGGATTCGCGCCAATTTTGCGTGTATCCAGACGAACGACAGAACGTTCCCGCTTTGCAGAGGTGTGCTTCACCGACAAGTTATATGCGCCATCAGACGCACGGAACGAACCGGAGAAGTCACCCGAGGAAACTCGGGGAAGGGACTTGGCTGCACCAGCAATGGTGACTGACTGAGGATCGGAGAACATGAAACTCTTTCTGTTTGAAGGACAACCCTGTAACCAGGAAGTCCTGAGTGGTTCCTTACCCAAGGGACATGAATGGGTTGCGCGACTCCTCTTTTGGAGGATTGCGACTTCTAAAAGCGCATTCGGCTAGCGCCGAGCGCTAATAGGATGGACGTTTGGAAAGGTGAAAATTCCTTCCAATGAAGTCCAAAACCGAAAGGACTTGCACGTATTCTGTACTTTCTAGTGAATTTTACTTCACCAGAGGTACGTGCGGGGACGCCAAAAATGGCGCCTGATTGCTCGTGGACCTCCGAAGAGGTGTACGTAGCCATCAGATAACCCCTGTGCAAGAACAGCCCATCTTTCCCAAGGAATGAGAGATTGGTCATAACGTCACTTAAATTGACAAACCAATCAATGAGCCAACTCCAGGGAATGAGGTTGTAAATGTCTATCGCTGTGGGTAACACCCCCAGCTCCAGAGTTGCCTTATCGAATTCGTCTATAAGACGATCGAGTTCAGACAACTGCGCATAGCCAAATACAACACTCGACCAGATACGAAACTCGTTTTTAACCGTGATCGTACCTGAGTTCCCTGTCAAGCCTTCAACAGAACTCAACTCACTCAAGGTCATAGACCTTCGAGATGTAGATGAGTCCTTGTCGAGGACTTTCCGTACACGATATTGGAGCCCAAGCTGACGCTTGAGTTCCTTTCTCATGTTCTGATTTTGAAGAACTTTTACGAGATCTTCAAGATCAGAGACCGTAGGAGCGATTCCGAATTGATAATTCAGATATTCGCCACCAAGGGCACGGATCTTCTTCTTATCCGCAAGTGAACGGAGCGGGACCTTAGGAAGGCCTGCTCTTAGTTCACCGATAAAACGGAAAAGGGAGAAGTCGGGTATGTCGGGAATAGACTTCGCGATGGCTTTCGCACCATAGGTGCTTAAGCTGTCAGAGTCTGTACCCAATGCCGCTGGAAGAGAGGGAAGCCGCCCGAGGGCAGCGTCTCTCATCCAGTTTTTATACTGTGTTGAGGGAAAATAAACTCCCTTGTATCCCCGGATAAGTCCAGGGAGAGGTTTGTTTATTATATCAACACGAGTAGGCATTGAGAGCTCGGCCTTCTCAATTGCGAGAGGGCCACCATAGTCGATGGCACGAAGTGGTTTACGAACGCTTTTATCAGCAATCGCTTTAAACACTAAGTCCCGTCGAGGATGTAGCTCATCGACACATCTAGCAAGAGATCCACTCGCATATTTTACGGGTGGGAAGGTAGGCTTTGTAGTCACCCAGTAAGCACCGAACTGAGCGTCAGAGACGTTCAGGTCGATGCGATCCCGGAGTTGACGTAGGCTAGCCTTCTTAAAATCTCCTGCAGAATTTCCCATATGAGTTCTTTCGATGAGGTGTGACACATTGAGCTTGTGGCCCGAAAGGGCCACACCCCC